TGCGATTTGGTTCGGGTATTTCACGCTCAGGGGGGAGTGTTTGACACCTGAGGCAAGATTCGCATTCCTACAGTTTTATTCGGTTGGTTCGCAGGTCTCCGTTATGACCTAAAGAACCCACGGCGATCCGTAGGCTGGGTGCACCAGTGATCATGCCTTCGGCCCCATACTACCCCGGCGGTATGGGTGGGTGATGATGTGAAACCAGCGTTGAGTGCTGCGTCGGAGGCAACCTGCAGGTTCCTCGGGAAGTATGGTTTGCTACCACCCGAGCACTGTCCGTTAAATGCCTATGATGATGGCGCCACTGTTGTAGCCAAAGGGCTCCAGTGGTCATGAAACCACTCAACAGCTGTTACCCCCCCAGAGTAAAAGTCTTAGGGGGCCCGTGTGTGGGTAACCTGTCCTGTTCAGCAGATCGACAGTATAAAAATCTGCTTTTCCGCCTTAAGTTCCCTCATGATAAATCGCAATTTGCATCGAGTGATCCCAGAAAGCGCTAGAAGGAGGACCACCTTCACAGATGACATTGTTGACTGTTGGTTTCAGTCACCTTTGTCTTTTTGTCTGTGTCCAGGTTGGTCTGAAGATTATGATGATGCGCGAGCGTTCCGTCATGCTGTGGATGATACGCAGCGTGAGATGCGCCACACCTATGGTATAGGAGGTGGAGAGCTACGCTCCGATCTCATATTGGCCGGCCACATGGCCGGCCACAGTTATGTGACTGGGTTAGACGGTTATGCACCGTTGCGAATTAACCCTGTTGCCGTTTTTCCCCCACTCACTAGGGCTTTGATTCCCTTTGATCCTGCACCGCAGCAGGAACCTGAACCAGAGTACCCTTTGGCTTTGGTGCCGACTGCCCAATTTGAGGGCAGGGTGGGGGAGGTGGTGGCATTGAGGCCACCCATAATTGGTAGTGTTGATGACATTCAGTCAGATGTGGCAGTCGTTTTGGCACCACGTGTGACTGATGTTGCTCCTGCCTTTTGTGCGCGTATGGCTTTGGCCATCACTGCGACTGTCGGCAGCATGGCAGATTCACCCGACAATAGAGCTGTCTTTGGCCGTACCTACACTCGGTTATGCAGAGATGCACGGGTGCGACATAATGTCGCCCTTATTAATCGACCAGTTGTAGAGCAGGCCTACTTTGAGCCCACTGATTCTGAGGTGTGGCAATCCAGGGCGTACCGCCGTCCACTGTTCTCCAGATTTGTCCGCGCTACGCGGTCTGGTGGCCAGTGTGCCTAGGGACGTCCGATTGTTGTGCGTGGTACCGACACTAGAGCCGACCCTGCCTTATGCAGGATGTTGGACCAATGTCATGGTAGGTTGCGCATTCACACCAATGGACTGGCATGTAAAACGCGTCGGTATACTGTAACCGTACCGTTCTCCCGAGCGTCAACTCTCGGAGTTTATAATAACAGTGTACACACCGCGCATCGCGCATTTGTTGAGAGGTATTTTCTCTGTAAAGAGGATGAAGGGTTTCGGCCTGCCCTCACACCTGTGCGTGATGCTTATGCTGGTGAGTGGTTTCAATCCTTCCGGAGGAGCGTGGCTCGTTTTATGCCGAATCTCCCCCCCTTAACTGAGCGGCAAGTCGCCGACACTTATAGGGGGCCTAAGTTTCGTGTGTATGACGAGGCATGCAAAAGTCTGGAGCTCATGTCATTTAATAGGCGTGATGCATTTTTGAAATCATTTGTAAAATTTGAGAAACAGAAGTTAACTGGTGCGCCGCGCATAATCAATCCGCGTGCAGCTCGTTACAATTTGATGCTTGGGAAGTACCTCAAGCATGCTGAACACCACTTTTTTAAGGCTATTAATCAGGCCTTTGGAGGGTTCACACCTCATACAGTAATTAAGGGTATGAATGCGGATGTTGCTGCTTCTGTCATAGTACAGAAGTGGGAACGGTTCGCATCCCCTGTTGCTATTGGGTTGGATGCAACGAAATTTGACATGCATGTGTCAGTTCAAGCGTTGCAATATGAGCACTCCTTTTATATGCGTCTATATCCGAACCGTGCTGAGCTTCGGGACCTGTTGAATTTACAATTAGTAAACAGGGGTAGGGCGCATTTTGTGGATGGTGACATTGAGTTCACCATGGTTGGGACACGCAGTTCTGGTGATTTAAACACCTCTCTGGGTAACTGCATCCTAATGTGTTCAGCTGTCTACGCTTATACTAAAGAGCTAGGCATAGATTGCGAGCTAATTAATAACGGAGATGATTGTGTCGTGATTATCGAGACACGAGATCTGACCAAGTTTAATGTTGGTCTGGATGCCTGGTTTCGAGCACGAGGATTTGCTATGGCCGTTGAACCGCCCGTGTATGAACTGGAACAGATTGAGTTTTGTCAATCACATCCTGTTCAGTTGTCTTCGGGTTGGCGTATGGTACGAAATCAGTCAGCCGTATTTCAGAAGGACCCCATGTGCCTTGTGCCCATATCCTCTGACAGACTTTTCCGACGTTGGTTGGATGCTGTTGGAGAGTGTGGGTTGCATAGTGCTTCTGGGGTTCCAATTCAGGAAGCATTTTATAAGTGTTTCCATCGAAATGCGCATGGTATTAAGGCCGGACGTCGGTTCTATCGACATGTTTTCGCTAACACTTCACGGCTAGAGTTTAGCCATGGGGTTAGTCGAGCGACCATTACGCCCCAGAGTAGGGCGTCTTATTGGGCAGCATTTGGTGTGCTGCCTGACGAACAAATTCTCGTTGAGCAACAACTAGAACATTATGTTATCAATGAGTGGAAATCGGCTGAGTTCGATCATGACGATCTAGTGAAATTCAACGATGCCGGGGTTGAAATTTTCACTAGTATTAATCATGACTAAGAACAGAAAGCCAGTGAAGATAGTAATTGCACCCAGAAAAAGTGGGAAGAAAAAGAAAACACGCTCTGCACGTCGCATAGAGGGGGAGGTCACTCGTTTAGGAGGAGCCCTTCGAACTCTAGGCGGTTTAGGCGGCGGTGCGCTTGGATCCATGGTTGGTATGGGCCAAGCGGGTGGTGCACTGGGGACCAGTCTCGGTGCATCATTGAGTAGATGGCTAGGGTCTGGTGCCTACACAGTTACGCGCAACAGTATTGTCAACCGAGTTGATGCATCTGGAACTATTCCAGCTATGCACTCGGTGTCTCAATCTATTATTGTGCGGCACAAGGAATACTTGGGGCCGATCACTGGTTCAACCACATTCAGTGTACTTCAATCATTAACACTGAATCCAGGGGACTCATCGACGTTCCCGTGGCTGGCCGGTGTTGCTAACAGGTTCCAAGAATACCGCATTTTGGGTGCGGTATTCCACTACGTACCCACTAGTGGCACTGCCATTAGTGGAACCAACCCGTCATTGGGTTCGGTTATGCTACAAACTTCTTATCGTAGTTCCGAC